CTGTTTTTCTCTCTCAAGAGAGCTTTTAGCTCTTCGCTCTGGGCTCGCATCAGGGAATTGATCTTAGCTTCCTGTTCCTCAATTTCCCTGTTTAATGACGCAAGTACTTCCTTGGGCTCCTTATACTTGAGAGCAATTCTGTCTTTCATGAGCTGTAATCGCTCACGTTCAAGACTAATTTCATCACCGTAGACTGACTTGATTAGTTTCTCAGCATCCATGAGAAGCTTTATTTTTTTCTCATGATCTTCGAGTTCCTCCCTTGCCTGCAGTCGTAGTTCTGCAACCTTAGCGCGACGCTCTTCAAGAGAATTTATCAGTGCAATTTCGCGGTCCTCTAACGCATCTTCGGCTTCAGCGAGTCTGCCGGCCTCCTTCCAGTCATTAGTTATTTCTTTTCCAATGCCATTGAAAGCAGTCCTCATTTGCTCCCAGCCTTCACGAAACTTGCCCGAAAAGATATCAACAAGCCCTCCGCCGAATTTAACAAGTCGCTCAACCAGGTTATCAAGAACAGAACGGATCTGCGAAAGCTTTTTTGCCAGCTTATCTGCTCCGCTTTCCGACTTGGTAAAATATGCTGCCACCGAGCCGAGAGCTACAACCAGCGCACCGATACCAGAAGAGATGAGAGCTGTCTTGAGCAACTTCATCGCAATGGCAAACTTATTGGCACCACCCGCGCCGGCCTGGAAACTGCTCACCAGGAAATTAAACGATTTTCTCGCAGTTTCTACAGATTCATTAACGGCGCCCATATTTATCCCAAATATGTCGGCCAGCTCATTAATAGAATTATCAGCGGCACCCTTGAAATCCTCAACAGCCTGTTCGCCGTCCTTGAGTCCCTTTTTGAACTCGGCGGTGTCTACGCCAAAACGTGCTTTCAGATTACTGATAACTGTTCCCATCAGCCTGGCTTTATCTTGTTAAGTATGTCTGCCTGAAACTTGTTTATCTTCTCTCTCTCTTCATCAGAGATCTCCTCGTATTTTATTTGTGGCTTACCATCCCATGGCAGTGGCCAAAGTTCCATCGCCGTTATCCTTCCCTGCGGATGTTCCGTGATCTGAAGGAACAGGTGCATCCTCATCAGCTCTGCCAGGGACTTGATCCGCTCGCTCTCATTCTGATTAAAGCCTGTCAATGCATCAATCAAATCTCCTACTATTGTCCTGGCGAACCTCTCTGGTGTATATCCCAGGCATCCCAGTGCAAACCTCCTCATAAATGCCCAAGTGAGCATCGGGATCCCCTCGAGCTCTATCCCATCCTCCTCAGATGAAGGAAAGCCGGTCTTTTTTTTTCCGCCTCTTTCTCTTCTGCCTCCTTCTTTTCTGCCACCGACTGCGATCCCATGGTCTGCTTCTTAAGTATCTGCGCGAAGGCGATGACAGCATTCATTCCCATCAGTCGCCCGAACTCCTCCTCGGTTAAACCGAGTTCCCGGCCGTCTGCCAGCTCGCCCTCGATAGCGGCACAATGAGCAATGATTCTCAGCTCCCTGATATTTGTTTTAGTGACGGCAAGATCTGTCAGCTCCTTACCAGTCTTGGCGGTATAATCTGCCAGGGCATTCATATTCCATTCAATGCCGACGCGCCTTTTATCCGTCAGTGTAATGTAGTCTCTTGCCATCGCATTATGGGGTGTAGTCGCCGAAAGTCACACTGCCTTTGTTGGCTTTGAATGTTACGGAAAAAGTTGCTGTGTCCTTTGAATTTGCATCCTCACCGTAGTCCTGTATCTTTGCATTTCCGCTGACGATTCTTGACCCGGCAACAAAACGCCCATATACAAATGCAAGAGATGTTCCTGCTGGCGCCATCTCCCTCAGGTCCTCAAAGTCAATATGGGTAGGCTGCTCGGCAGTTGTTGCCAGGTAAGCCTGACCAGATGCGGTGAACTCATAATCAGCGTCAATAATATCCTCCACCGGGACGCCCCCCATTTCTTTGTGAAGGATCTCTTCATAATTAGGCTTAATCTTGAAGCCTGTGGTGATCAGTCCGGTGATCAGCTTGGTTCCGATTTTTATTGTGAGCTCATAGCCCTTTACTTTTGTTGCCATCTTATTGTTTATTAGCGATTTGATGTATCAATTGTAAATGTACTTACACTGGTATACATCTGAGATTCAATATCAAAGTCAGGCTCATCATCTTCCCAGATCACCAGCTCAATGCCGGTACCGCATACCGTAGTACCCTCCAGCTCCCGCAGAGCGTTTTTTACTGACTGCAGTAACTGCTCGACTTTATCCGGCGTGTCGTCTACTATCAGCACCTCTACCTGGTAGGTATAGCCCAGGATTCCCGCTTTACCGTAGTTAGGTACCCCGGTCTCCCGATGAGTGGCATAAGGAGTGATGATCTCCTCGTCGCCCATGCTCATGTAGGTATTAGGAATAATAGTTGCCAGGGTCTGCTGTATTGCTTCGGAGATCATTGCACGGCAAGTTTTTCAAGGAATTTTTCATGTTCAACCAGGTAAGCCTCATCGAAGATTCTCTGTGCTTCGCCAATAGAAGATTCGACAGCCCTGTCAACGAAGAACCTCGGCCGGATCCCTCCCTTCCAGTGGGCTGATTTTTTCCGGCGCCGGTACTGGAATGAGTGACCAGGAGCACGATTGCTCAGGGTACCATAGTTATGCCAGTAAACAAGCATATATGGATCCCAACCAACGCCACGTCGGTTCACGTATACTCCAGTATTTCCATAAACACCTACTGCGAGAACCAGTTTTTTCCCTTTTCCAGGCTTGATCTTTACGGCAGTCTTGACGCCTTTCAGGTAAGATGGCAGAGAGGCAATTATGGCACGCTTCACTGGCACAGCCGCCTTCCGGAAGGCAGCCATAACAGGCTTGCGATACCCATCTTCAGGCATTTTCCTGAAGATAGCAATCAGATTACCATATCCGTCTATCTCGAACTCTGTGTTCATTCCGTGATCTTCTCTGCAAGTATCTCGATGTAAAGTCCCTGCCCCGTTTTGTCGACTGAAAGAATGTTGAACTTTTCCCCGGCATCTACGATCTGGTATGTCTCATTTATCTCAGGCCTGTAATGACCGCGGTAGATGTATCTCACCGGGACAACAAGCCGTTGAGTGACGAATGCCTCAGCCCCCTGGCCGGCTGATTTTCTTGACATCCATGCCTCGAAGGCAGCCGTATAGACCTTCTGCGCACCGCCCATATTAGTCTTCCCTGATGTGACAGTACAGAATGAAACTTTTCTATCAAACTCGCCAGGATGCATCAAAAACGCTGTACTTTATAGTTTCTCAGAAGCTTCATTGCAGCAGTAGTCCTAAGTCCACTGCCCTGGTTCAGACTCATGTTTCCCGGGTTAAGGAAACCTTCTGATACCAGGAGAATCAGCGCCCGAAGGATATCTTTCGGGACCGCTGCCTTATTTTCCCATCCGCATGTGAATTCTATCTCTATAGAATTGAGCCTGGAAGAATCCGGAGAGAAACGCTCTCTGAAGAGAAGTCTCGCTGTCAGCTCAGTATTATCGAGCTGATAATTTCCCGGATCAACAGTTTGCTGTTCAGCGACCCCGTCGGCATAATATCTTACAGCCACAACAGAGGCTACAGGTCCGAGGTGGATCTCGAGCACATCACCAGGATAGGAGTCAAAGTATGCCAGGTATGTTGCCCTGAGCAGCTGCCGGCCGATGTGGTTTTCAACCTCGGTCACTGCAGATGAGATCAGCTCTGTCAGGAGAGCATCATGATCTTCATTTAGCAGACGTAGGTTGTTCCTGACCTCTGCGAGGATGTCAAGTTCCAACGGTGCCTTACTGAGCTTATACCTGATCATTTACCTACTCGGATGATTTTTGTGCCTCTAAATAGCCACCCAGATCCTTCAGCTCCTTCTTCGTGAGAATATCTGTCAGGCTTTCGCCCGCCTCACGTATTTCCCCAATCTCTTTGAAGCCGGCCTTGAATAGCTTATCCCTTCCCGGTAGATCTTCCGGGAGTGTATTATCAAGCTCGTCATCCTCATCAGGCAGCACCTGAATGCAGCCTTCCCTGATAAGCGCCGGAGCCTTATCAGCTTCAACTATGCCTGTGTCACCGGCAGAATAGGCATAACCGTATGCTGCCTTGATGAATTTTACTCTTACGTATTTCTCTTTCATTGCAATGATTTTTATGGCAGATCATCGGAGGGCCCGGGCCTGTCAACCTTCAGGCGACAGGTTCCACGGGCATGTCCGATAACCTACCTGATGAACTATCCCTATGATGCGCAGAGAGCATCTTTCATCGCAGCAAAGCTGGCCGGGTGCTTGAGCACTGAATCCCAGAAGGAGTTCAGCACGATTCTCACCTTGTTACCTATAGCCTGGCTGTACTGGTCGACCGTGATATCAATACCTCCGAAGTTGGCAATAATCATCTCTTCCCAGTTTCCGAAGATGATTGCCGAACATACCGCACTCGAAGTACCCTTCGTCAGGTTGTCAGGAACGAGCGTCGAGACGCCTGCTTTGTAACCAATTAAAGTATCAGGCTGCAGGACATTCCAGACTCTCTCCGGATGACCTGACTCAATAGCTGTGCTCATGAGCTTCCAGCGTGCCTGCGGGCTGCAAGCAAATGCAAGTTTTCCGAAGTCAGCATTGTCAATAGCTACCTCTCTTACGATACCAAGTATATGAGCGAGGGTAGGGGCGAGGCCATTGGTTCCGCCGGCAACGTCACCGATACCAGTCGTGGAGAGCAGGCCGGTGGGGCCATTGGTGGCGCCTGCAATACAGGCCTTGTCAAGAGCAATGCTCATGGCGTTAATGAACAGGTTCCTCATGATTCCCTCAACCGAATAAGGACTCTGGGCGATGAGAAGCTTGGAGACATCCTGATAGCAGGTCAACCTCTTTGGCGAGACAGTTATAGCTTCAGTATCCGTGCCGGCATCACTGGCATTTGCAACTTCAGTTGCCCACCCGGCAGTACCTGCTGAGGATACACGCGGTATGGATATATTGGCGGTCAGACGGGACCACACTTCGGCGCCCAGGTTTACACAGATGAGCTTGGCATAGAGCGCGTCAATAAAACCCATCAGGTCAGTCGGTATCAGCGGTGCTGTGCCTGTGGTAACATCAGCCCTGGTCTGAGGCTTCTTGCCCAGGCAGAGTACCCTGGAAGGTACTCCAAACCCGGAGAGGCTCTGGCCTATGAGGTTCATTTCGGTTTCAGCTTCCTGGTGCATCTCGGCCTCCAGTCCCGTGAGCCGGCCGGTACGAATAAACTCCTGGATAGCCTTCACAAATGAGTACTGCTGAAGATCTCTCTCTTCCCTGGGAGAGTTCTGCGGAGCCTGCTGTGAAGCCTGCAGCCTCTGCTGGTTTTCGATGCGCTCTTCGCGCCTGATCTCATCTTCGAGAGCCTCAGCTTCGGTGAGCATTTCATCCAGCCTGGTAGTTTCCTCGCTGGTCCTTTCGTTGGCCTTTTTGGCTAATTTGTCAATTTCTGCCCTCAGGCCATCACGTTTCTTCTTGAGAATTTGTGATTTAAGCATTTGTGTCAATTATTAAGTTATTACTAATTAGCCTTTTATGGCCTTTATTCGTAAATCTCTGA